AGTTCCTGACTTACCTATTGCTACGTTATCTTGTAAATCAGGCACAAGAAAAGTAGTTGCACCATCTCCAGCTCCATAAGTTGTACCTATGATTGCAAATAATGCAGAATAAGTTGATCTTGAAACGGCCGCACCGTTACATTCTAGAAAACCTGTTGGCACTGAAGAATCTGACCACGGCACAATAGTTGCCGTAGGAATTCCTTCGATACCTGTAAGGTTTGCTCCTGAAAAATCGTATTTTGTTGCTTCGTAATTTGACATATTATTTCTCCGTGTAAGTCCATCCTGTTGTAGCGTCGCCTGAGAATACTAAACCAAAAGCTGCGCCTTGTGTGTTAACAGTTAAATCAGATGCTGCATTAGCAATATTAGAACCATTTCTTCCAACAGTCAATGCGTTACTATTAAAATCATAACCTTGGTCGACAAAATGAACTTCATCTCCCGTAGCAGGTGAAGCTGGGAGCGTAACGGTTACTCCTCCACCATTTGTATTTACTAAAAGTTTTGCGCCAGCTTGAACTGTCTCTGCTGCTGATATAGCTCTCCACTTTCTATATTCGTTTACTTTTTCAATATTAGTCCCATCCGAATATAAGTTGTAACAATTACCTTCACATAAAAGAACACCTGTTCCAGATGCTGTTTTAAAAGTTAAAGTATTTCCTGCATGATCGCATGCATCTTGAACTAAAAAAGTTTTTTCTATTGAATCTGGGATACTAACTGTTCTATTTGCTGCAAGAGTTCCTGTTAGTTTGATAACTATATTTTTACCATTTGATAATGCACCATTAGAAAATGTTAAAGTTCTATTGGCGTTGGTTACGTTAAAAGTTGTAAAGCCACCAATCGCTTGCTCTAGAATTAATAAATTAGTATTTGTAATTTGTCCCCAAGTTCCTGAATTTTCACCAGTTGCTTGAACTGTAAGTTTTAGGTTAGCAGATGTTGAATTCGCCATATTTTGTTCCTTATGTATTCATTTTATTAAAATAATGAGTTTGTGTCAAACTCTTTATGCAGCCACCTCTCGCCAGCCTGGAGGATCTATAGGCGCTGAACCTGTATCAACTTCGTTCCAGATTAAAGCATTACCATTTCCTTGACCTATAGTCAACTCTAAACCAGTTGCTAAAACATCTATGTGAATAATTACCGTTGGACTAGCTAATTGAGCATTCATAGATATGCCAGTTACATCAACTTCTTGCCCTGGAACCGCTGTAACACTAGCTAAAGTAGCAGTTAGTGGAAGTCCGCTTGGATCTGCTCCTGCTCCAGCTAAACCAGCAGCACTACCTAAATTTGCAACCATTGCTTGACCAATGATCATTGCATCAGGGGCTGGATCTACATTACCAAGAGTTACTTGAGCTACGTTTAAAGTACTTAATTGTAAATTTGCATCACCTTTGACAGCTTGTGGTGCGCTTACGGCTGCTGTCATGGCTATTCCAGTTACATCAACGTTTGCAAACTGACCTTCGACTCCCCATGCATTTACGTTCCATTGTTGTCTACCCCAACCTGTTTGGTTAAACGCTTCAATGGTTCCAAGTCCCATGGACATTGCAATACCTGTAGCCATTGCGTCAGGACCAGCATCCGCTACTCCTAAAGCTGAAGTCATTGCAATACCAGTTGGAAATACTTTTGTTTGAATATCGACGTTGCTAGTAGTTCCAAGACTAGCAGTCATCAACTGACCGTTGTTTGTAGATGTGGTGGCAGTTACATCAATGTGAATTGTTGGGCTACCTAAAGCTCCTGTTATAGGAAAACCTGTGGAGAGAACGTTACCAGCAATGTTCCAAGCAAAATCACCCCAGTTGGCTCTACCCCAACCTACGTTAATTTCACCAACAGTTGCTTCGTCCCCTAAAGTTGCAGTGAGGGCGATACCCGTAACTGTAATAGTTGGGTTTGCTGAATCATTCCATTGATTCTGGCCCCAAAATCCAGTGTTCCAAGTTCCTGATGCCATAGGAGTTTACCTCCTATTTAACCAGAGATTCTTAAAATCGCTGCTGTTGAAGTCTGTGCTGGAAACTGAATTGTAAATACGCCTGAAGTAGCTGTTTTATCTCCACCAAAATCTAAGACACATACAGATGCGTTTGTTACCGCAGATGATGTATTATAGATTAACGCTCCTCTTGCAGTTATAGTGACTCCAGTAAAGGATCTATCTGCAAAGTCTACTCTTGCTACACCAGCTGTTATTGAAGTTGCTAAGTTTACAAGTGCTCCTCCACCAGAAGTGTATTGACCACTGTTACCAACTTCTTGCGTAGTTGTAAATGAAGTTGTCGCTGAGTTTAGAGTTGCTGAAGAAGTATAAAGAGCTATCTTAAATTTGTCACCACTTGAGCTTGAAAAATTAGCATCACCCTCTAGTAGTTGTTTCTTAAACGAATTACAAATTGCTTGTGTTATTGCCATGTTTATCTCCTATTTACCTATACGAGGAACACCACTTTGATATTCATCTCGTCTTCTTCTTCCCATTTGTTCTATTGAGAAGCCTTCTACCACTTGTTTATACTTTCCTTCGTACAATTGCAAGAGATCATTTGGCCCTTTTAAAAAACCATATGCCTCCACCAGGCATGCATACAAAAGTCCGTTGGGAAAATTCAGACTTAAATATGTAGTGGGAACTGTACTAGATAATCCATCTGGTTTCAAGATATAATTTAATTGTATAGTGTAGGTCTGATCAGGTGTCGGAGCCACAACTATAGTATCTTGGTCCCAGTTACTGTAATATTTAGGAGTTCCTTGAACCTCTAAATTGTTAAATTCTGACATAAAACTGGTATCTCTATATTGTAAAAAATCTCTATCATTGGCCACTCCAACCCCTGCAGAATCTACAATCTGAGCTGATCTAATTACCAACAGGTTTTGAGGGGTATCTATGAATCTTTGACTAGCCACCATTTGAGCAGTTACGTATCTTCTATTATTGTCTGAATCTACATCTCTTAAAATTCTAAATTCTGCATTTTCAATAAAACCATTTACAATAGTGTCAGTTAAAACTGTGCTAGTAACTTCTGTGTAGTCTCTAATTTTTTGTACTAATTCTGTGTATGTCATGATATACTTACCGTTACATCTCCTAAAGTTAAACTTGCTTCTCTTCTTCTATTTATATCAGATGGATTCTCTGGCACCATAGAATTATTACTTTGATCCTGAAAAGAAAAAGATCCAGGTAAAGTTAAATCGGCAATAATTCCACCACCGCCTCCAGTGTTTAAATCAAAACGCTGAGGTCTTGCCTGCTCTAATCCTTGAGGATCTGCCACAAAAGGTTTTGGTTCCAACTGCGGTTGTTTCTTTTCATATTCTGTAATGTGAACAAAAGCTCCATTCCACTCTGTAACCATCTCTCTCCACGGAAAAGCTTGACCGCTTCTATCTGAAATTGCTAATGCGTATTTTCCTTTTGCAAATTTTGCCATTATATCTCTGGGTAATAAGTTTTAGGTGAAATGTAAACACTAGCAGGTGAACCATCTTCTGCTAACGCTCTTTGTATTTCATCCTCATAAATTAATTTCATCTCTTGTATTCTTTGTGGTGCTTTTTTCATAGCCATATAATATGCTAAACCTGCACACATACATGGTACAAACCTGTTAACAACATCGGCTTCATTTGTATACTTACCCGCATCTTGAATTCTTTTGACGTAATAAAAATATAGATACTCACCAGCTTGTGTACTACCTGGTGTTAAATATAAAGTCACTGTAACTTTATCTATAAATCTCTGTACAAAATATTGTGATGGTTGACCTGTAGAACTTTTGTTTGAAAAAGCTTGATATTGAGATCTATTAATTTTTGAAAGTGGTGTGTCTACGTCACTTGAATTTCTGTAACTGGCCTCAAGAATATCTGACACCATGTCTACAAAATTAGTTACTGTATCTCCAGATGCGTGCGATGCAGCAGTTGTACCATCCGCCCCTCGATCAGAGGCTGAACATAAAATATTATTACCTGAAATTGAAGTGTAAGTTATTACTTCAGAATTAATTCTTATCTTACCAGTGGCATTCATATTTTTAGTTGAAGCTACTGGTATCGTAGTCGCTGAATCTGTAATGCCTGATGATAAAGTGGTAGTTATACCATTCGCGTTACCGTCAGATGGAGATCTGAATATTGTGTATTCATTTTGATTTTCTACTAAACTAATGGCGGTTCTGGCTACTTCCCAAAAATGCAAACCTCTGTTGTCCCATTCTTGAAACATTATATTTAAAGAACGTCTTGCAGATCTTAAATCATTTCCTGAATAATCAAAAAATCCTAATCTTTCAAAAGCTTCAGTAATAATATCATCTATCGAGAGAAATTTCTCGAATGTACTTGTGCCTGAAAAAGCCACTTTGCCTCCTAGTTATAAAATACAGAGCAAACTGTTACGTGTTCAGTAGTAAAAGCAACTGTCAAATTTGTTTCAAACAAAATAGGTC